TCACGGCAACGGCAACGGCTACGGCTACGGCAACGGCAACGGCTACGGCTACGGCTACGGATGCGGCTACGGCACGGTTGGCAAACAACTGAGGCAACGAACATCGGGGGCGTGACGAAATGACCGACATCCACACCTGCAGCTACCACTGCGAGCGCCCAGCCTGCATCAAGGCCCAGCGTGATGCGCTTCGCGACAAGCACTTCGCGGCTCACGACCTGCTGACCGCCAGTCAGGCGCTGTTGGACAGATGGGATACGCCGCTATGGAAGGACGCCATGCACACAGCGATCTTCATTGAGGTGCTGCGGGACGCGGTCCAGAAGTACCGCGCCCGCGAAGTGTGAGGCGGTCAAGCCTTGCGCGACATGATGCGGTTGAACGCATCAGAACCGACCTCCTCGATCAGGTCGTCGATCCGGGCCATCGCCAGGCGGCGGGCCCGCGTCAGGCCCAACCCGCGAGACGAAGCGTAGGTGCTATCGACCCGCGTGACCTTCCCGCCTGAAGGCGGGTGGCCGACGATCCACTGCCCGGAGTCGTCCTTGTGCAGGGCGAGCTTGTGGATGTACGTCCCGCACAGGACAAGCAGCGGTTCGTAGGGCACAGGCTCGCCAATCGGGTTGCCGTCGCGGTCGCGTCGAATGTAGATCGGTTTCATTTCGGGTTCTCCTTGCGCGCCCGGCTTGCGCCGGGCGGGTTGTTCAGCAGTATTGGTTACGGATCAGGAAGGCGATCAACTCTGCCCGGTCACCTTCACGGTACTTGCCGCCGACCGGCCAGACGTAGCACCGACCTGATGCCAGTTCACCGATCATCCGGTCGGCTGCGATTTCGCGGCGCTCGATGCGGGCCAGAAACCGATCTTCAGCGGCCATGCGGCGGGCCTGTCTTGCGTCGAGGTGCTGAGTGGTGTTCATGGTCTTTCGTCGATCACTAGGGTTACTGAGGATGTGGCGGACCACCTCCTCTTGGTAGAGGCGAAGAGTGCGCATGTCAGACCCCCGTTCAGCCGAGGAGTTCTGCGCGGAGCTCGGCGATCATCGAGTCCAGGGCCTGTTGCTTGTTGAACTCTGACCCCACTCGAGACTGTTCGTCAGCTCGCTCTTGGGCGAGCCGGTACTCCCGGGCGCTGAGTTCGTCGTTGAAGTAAGCCAGGATCTTCCCGGTGCGGCGGAGGCTGACCGCGTAGCCGTCCTCGCGCTCTTTGCTGATCTGGTAGGTCTTGGTGTTCACGATCCTGCTCCTGGTTGGCGCGCCGCGTCGTGCAGCGCATGAACAGATACTCTCACACCTCTTGCGCATGTGCAAGCACTTTCGTTCCATAAATCGTGAAAATTTTCACAGGGGTTGCACGGCCTCAAATTTTCATGCAATATCCACCACTCCAACGCAACCCGAACCCAAACCATGCCACCGACCTCGATCATCCGCGCACCGCAGCCCCTGCCGCGCCCCTACAAGAAGTCCACACCGATCCGCGACATGCTGATCGCAGCCCTCATCGGAGCGGCCATCGGCGCGCTCTATGCGTCTGTGGCGATCGCCACAGGCGCACTCTGACCAACCCCCAGGAGAAACCATGCTTGAACAGAAGCTTGAAGAGTTGACCTGCGCCATCAACGCGCTGACCGGAATGCTCGCGACCATCGGCCTGTCCGCCAAAGAGACCCCTGCCCCGCGCGCCAAGCGCACCAAGCAGGCCGAAGAGCCCGCCGTCCAGGCGGCGCCCCCGGTCGTTGAAGAGCCCGTCGCCGAGCCGCAGCCTGAGCCGCAGCCTGAGCCGCAGCCTGAGCCGCAGCCCGAGCCGACAGCGGAGGCATTCGCGGATATCGAGGATCCCGAACCGACGCAGGCCGACATCTCCGCACTGGTGATGACGATCGTGCGGGACAAGGGTCGCGACGCCGCGCTGGGCGCGCTGGCCGGTCTGGGTGTCAAGAACGCCCGTGAGATCGATCCCGCCAACTACCGCGAGGCCGTTCACGCCCTGCGCGCCGCCGCCGAGTCCTGAGATGGAGCAGCATTCCAAACTCAGCCCGTCGATGCTCTACCGGGCCTTCGCATGTCCGGGCAGCGTTCAGGAAACGGAAGGCTGCCCCGACACGTCATCTGCGGCTGCCGAGGAGGGCACCGCGATGCACGAGGTAGCCAAGCACATCCTGACCGGGCGCCCCGTCACCGAGTTCCGCAACCAGGAGACGCTCGGGTTCGTGATGAACGATGAGCGCATTTCTGTCGTCGAGAAATACGTCGGCTACATCCGCGAAATGCAGTTGAAGTTCGGCGGGCAGTTGCTGGTCGAGCAGACCTTGCCGATTCCGGAGATCAACGGCTGGGGCACGACCGACGCGGTGCTGGTCGGCTGCGACGACGGTACCCTGCGTGTGTTCGATCTTAAGTGCGGTCGCGGCGTTCGCGTCTACGCCGACGGGGAGCAACTGCGCGCATACGCCTTACCGTTGATGCGCGAGTGGGATCTGATCCATGACATCTCCAGGATCGAACTGCACATCGTTCAGCCGCGGCTGGGCAACTACGACGTGCATGTCGTCACACCGGCGGAGCTGGACGCTTTTGCGGGCTCGCTGGTCGATCTGGTGGAGCGCGTAGCGCAGCCTGATGCACCCCGCATTGCCGGAGCATCGCAGTGCCGGTTCTGTCCTGCCAAGGGCAAGTGCCCGGCCCTGCAAGACGAAGTGCGCAGCATCATCGTCGGTGATGAGTGCGGCTTCGAAGACCTGGACGCTGCAACCGTAGGATCGATCGTGCTGCATGACAATGAGTGGTTCGCGACCGTCATCGACAAACTGGATCTGATCCGGAGCTGGTGCGACGCGGTCGAAACGATGGCCGAGACCCGCATGAAGGAGGGGCACGAGATCCCCGGCTACAAGCTGGTCGCTGGCCGTGCCGGCAACAGGAAGTGGAAGAACGAAGCAGAAGTCGAGGCACTGCTCAAGAAGTGGCGCCTGTCCAAGGAGGAGATCTACGCCTTCAAGGTCATCAGCCCGACGACTGCTCAGAAGAATTTCGCAGCAACGCCCAAGCGCTGGCTGGCCTTGGAACAGCACATCGAGCGATCGGAGGGCAAGCCCGAGATCGCCCCTGTAACCGATAAGCGCCCGTCGATTCTGCCGGGTGCCGATTCGGATTTCGACGACCTTGTTTAACCCTCAAACCCGAAAGGAAAGACCATGCAAGTGATGCTCAAGAATGTCCGTCTCGCGTTCCCCAACCTGTTCGAAGCCCGCGGCGTCGGCGATTCGGATCCCCGGTACTCGGCGACTCTGATCTTCGCCGTCGACAGTCCCGCGCATAAGCAGATGGTCGAGGCCATCGAGAAGGTCGCCAAGGACAAGTGGGGTGCGAAAGCGGAAGTGTCCATGAAGGCAGTCCGCGCCAAGAACAAGGTCTGTCTGCACGACGGCGCTGAGAAGGCCCGCTACGACGGATTCGACGGCATGATGTACGTCAGCGCGTCGAACAAGGACCGCCCGACCGTAATCGACCGCCAGCGCGCCCCGCTGCAGCCCGGCGACGGTCTGCCCTACGCTGGGTGCGTCGTCAACGCTCAGATCGATGTCTGGGCGCAGGAGAACCAGTACGGCCTGGGCATCAACGCACTGCTGATGGGCATCCAGTTCGTCAAGGACGGCGACCGGTTCGGTGGCGGGGGTGTGGCATCGGCTGACGCCTTCGACATCCTGGAAGACGACGAAGACGCGAGCGATCTGGTCTGAGCGTGAGCGTGCCGACGATGAAGAACCTGTGGCTCGACACCGAGACGTTCGGACACCGAGATATTCGCGTCGGCACGCACGCCTACACCGAGGCGTGCGAGGTCATGCTGGTGGCGTGGGCAGTCGATGAAGAGCCGGTGTCGGTGTGGGACAGAACAACGTCCGACCCGATGCCGGATCGGCTGGCCGCGGCCCTCGCAGACCCCGAGGTGCGCGTCTGGGCGCACAACTACCAGTTCGACCGTTTCGCGATGAAGCACGGTGCTGGCGTCGATATCCCCATCGAACGCTGGCGCTGCACGATGGCCTTGGCGTTGTCCCATAGCCTGCCAGGCGCGCTCGGCAAGCTGGGCACGCTGTTCGGCCTGTCTGGCGAAGACGCGAAGATGGACGACGGTCGCAGGCTGGTGCTGAAGTTCTGCAAATTCCAGGGCAAGAAACAGAAGATCCGCCGCCGCACCCGCGACACCGACCCGGAGGATTGGCAGCGGTTCATGGAGTACGCCGCGCGTGACGTCGAGGCGATGCGCAAGTTGACCAAGCGGATGCCCCGGTGCAACTGGACGGCGCAAGAGGTCGAACTCTTCCACCTCGACGGTCGCATCAATGAGCGTGGTGTAGCGGTCGACGCCGAGTTCGCCATCGCAGCCGCCAAGGCATGCGACCTTGAGCAGCGCCGCCTGGCGAAGGACGCTGCGGACATGTCCTATGGGCATCTTGAAGCGACGACCCAGCGCGATGCGCTGCTGCGATATCTGCGCGACAGGTTCGGCATCGTGCTGGCTGATCTGCGCGGCTCCACCGTCGAGAACCTGCTCGACAGCGCCGACCTCGACTGGGGCGCGGCCGAGTTGCTTCGCAACCGGCTGCAGGCGTCCACGGTGTCGGTGCGCAAGTACACATCCATCGCCAAGGCGATGTCGGCCGACCACAGGCTGCGCGGCGGCACGCAGTTCCGGGGCGCGGCGCGCACCGGGCGGCTGGCCGGTCGGGTGTTCCAGCCCCACAACCTGCCCCGCCCTCCCAAGCACATCAAGCAGCCGGCCATCCTGGAGGCCATCGACGCCTTCAAGGCGGGCTGCATTGATCTGCTGGTGCCCAACGTCATGGAGATGGCGTCGGCAGCCTTGCGCGGTCTCCTGGTGGCGCCTGAAGGCCGCAAGCTGGTCGTGTGCGATCTGTCCAACATCGAAGGGCGCGTCGTGGCCTGGCTGGCCGGTGAAGAGTGGAAACTCGACGCCTTCCGGGAACGCGACGCCAAGACCGGCCCGGATCTGTATAAGCTGGCCTACGCCAAGGCGTTCAACCGCGACGTCGCCACGATCACCGACGACGAAAGGCAGATCGGCAAGGTCATGGAGCTTGCCCTCGGCTTTCAGGGTGCGTCTGGCGCATTCACGACGATGGCCGCGGGCTACGGCGTCCGATTGCCTGAGCCGCAGGTGCTGGAGATCGTTCGCGGCTGGCGCGACGCCCACCCGAACATCCGCGACCTCTGGTACGACATGGACGCGGCGCTCAAGGCCGCGACCGATAACCCGAAAGCGGTGATCCCCGTCGGTCCTCGGCTGGTCGTCGACTCGATGAAGCTGGGCAGCAACTACTGGCTGCGGATCCGTCTGCCCAGCGGTCGATACCTGTGCTACCCGAACCCGCAGGTCGATCCGATCAGCGGCAAGTGGTCGTACATGGGCGTGAACCAGTTCACACGGAAGTGGGAGCGCATCAAGTCCTACGGCGGCAAGGCCATCGAGAATGCAACGCAAGCCTGCGCCGCCGATATCCTGATGCACGGGATGCTGCTGGCCGAGAAGAACGGCTACCCGCCCGTGATGTCGGTGCATGACGAAATCATCTCCGAGACCCCGAACACCGAAGAATTCAACGTACATGAGTTGGCTGCGCTTATGACACGCAACCCAGCGTGGGCAGATGGATTGCCGCTTGCAGCAGAAGGGTACGAAGCGACCCGCTACCGAAAATAACCCACCAGCCAGAAGGAACTGCTATGACCCCCCGCATAGAAGTGAACTACATCGAGCCCCCGACCCTTGAAGAGATTCGTGCAAGGAACGAAGAGAAACTGCGCGCCGCGAAAGAGCACCTCGGGCGGCGGTGGATCCTGCATCCGGGTAACCGCATTGAGAAGAAACGCACGACGGAAGACAGCTATGCCACGCGCTTTGCTAGCTACGCCCGGCAAGCGTCGTAAGGCGCCCATGTACGCCGCCTTCCTGTTCGGCAAGATCCGCTGGGATCTCGGTCTGTATCTGACCAAGAAGGACGCCCTTGAGCAGGCGCGCATCGCCGGTCTGATGATCGACCGGCGTGACCTGCGCGGTGGCACCGAAGTGTCGACCCGCCGTGTGTGGATCTCGACCGAATGAGGGAGAGCGTCGTTGAAGCGTACCTGCGCAAGCGGGTGCGGGAGGCGGGTGGCGAGGCGTGGAAGTTCACCAGCCCCGGCACCCGCGGCGTGCCAGACCGGATCGTGCTGCTACCAGGCGGTCGGGTGTGGTTCGTGGAGCTGAAGCGGCCTGGCGCGGTCCCCGCGCCGCACCAGGCTCGACTGCACGAGAAGATGCGCCGCCTCGGGATGTGCGTGCTGGTGTTGGACTCAATCGAAAGCATTGACGGACTGTTTGCGAGATGAACCTGCGACCGTATCAAGAGAGAATGATCGAGTTCATCGCGGACAACCCCCGCGGTGCGCTGTTCGCCGGCATGGGACTGGGCAAGACCGTGTCGGTGCTGACCGCGCTGGACCGGCTGTCGCTGGTCGACGATGTCTTCCCGGTGCTGGTGCTGGCCCCTTATCGGGTCGCGCAAAGCACCTGGCCCGATGAGGTCGCCAAGTGGCCGCACCTGAGGCACCTGAAGATCGCGGCGATGGTCGGCACTCCGAAAGAGCGCCTGGCGGCCCTCCACAGTGGCTCGCAGATCCTCACCCTGAACTACGAGAACATCGGCTGGCTGGTGGAGCAACTCGGTCCGCGCTGGCCCTTCAAGACCGTGGTCGCCGATGAATCGACCAAGCTGAAATCCTTTCGCCTCAGGCAGGGCGGCAAACGCGCCGGGATGCTCGGGGCCAAAGCGTACCGGTCCGCCAGGTGGATCAACCTGACCGGCACCCCCGCGCCCAATGGTCTGATCGATCTCTGGGGTCAGACATGGTTCCTTGACCGGGAGGTGCTGGGCGCGACCTACACCGCGTTCACCGACCGTTGGTTCAAGCAGGGCTATGACGGATACAGCCTGCTGCCGCTGCCTCACGCGCAGGCTGAGATCGAGGCGCGTATCGCCCCGATATGCACCTCGCTTCAGGCGGCGGACTATCTGGCTCTGCCACCGCTGATCGAGAACGTGATCCGCGTGCAGATGCCTGCGGCGGCGCGCAACGCCTACGACGAGATGGAGCGTGAGATGTTCACGACGCTGGCCTCGGGCGAGGAGATCGAAGCGTCGATGGCGGCTGCGAAGACGATGAAGTGCCTCCAAATTGCGAACGGAGCAGCGTACATTGGCGACTCCAATGAGGCCTGGGAGGTCGTCCACGATGCGAAGCTCGACGCGCTTGAGGAAATCGTTGAAGAAGCAGCAGGAGCGCCGGTCCTGGTGGCATATCACTTCCGAAGCGACCTTGAGCGCCTCAAGGGGCGATTCGGAAAGCGCCTGCGACACCTCGACAAGTCTGCCGGCACCATCCGAGACTGGAACGATGGAAAGATCCCCATCCTCGCCGCCCACCCCGCCAGTGCCGGACACGGTCTGAACCTTCAGCACGGCGGCAACATCCTCGCGATGTTCGGCCACTGGTGGAACCTCGAGGAATATCAGCAGATCGTTGAGCGGATCGGACCGACCCGCCAGGCGCAGGCTGGTCTGAACCGACCCGTGTTCGTGCATCACATCGTGAGCGCCGGCACGGTCGATGAACTGGTGCTGCAACGCCGCGAAACGAAAGCAACCGTTCAAGAGCTGCTCATGCAGCGCATGAAAGAGAAAAAGCATGTCTGACAACGACCAAGACGATTTCGATTCTCAACCCCAACCCGGTTGCCCGGACGCGGGCATGATCATGCTGGCCTGGATGGCTATCGTGCTGCTCGCGTTCACGGTCGGGTGCATCGTAGGAGCAGCAATCTCGTGAACACCGAAGATGAAGTCTCGCAGTACCTGTTGCGCACATACGGTCCGCGACTCACGACCGCCGATCTGGCGGCCGTGCTGAAGCTGGCACAGACCACGATCTGGAACACGGCGGCCTCCGGCCACATCAAGGTGCCGACGTATGTGGACAACGGGAAACGGTACGCCGACTACAGGGATGTCGCCGCGTATCTCAACCAACAGCGGGGCAGCGCCAGCAAAGACTGACGCACCCCGCACAGGAGAATCCGATGAACTACGAATACGAACAGGCTTTCTGGTGGGTCGGTGCCGCGCTGCTCGCGCTCACGACGACGCACGCAATCTTGCTGATCTGGGTCTGCACGTTGCGCAATCGGCTGAAAGCTTTGCGCCAGGACTTCTACATCTTTCGAGACGCCGTGGGCCAGCAGTTCAAGGCCGATGCGATTCGCCAGGCGCGGGCCGCGAACGATGAGAGAGCGGGGCATGTATGAGCGAGGAGATCAGCAAGGCCGCCCGCAGCGCGGTTCTGGATCTGATCGAAGCCAAGCGCACCGGCATGTACCCGTGGCGGGTAGAGCGGGCCACCCAGACGCTGATGGAGGTGCTGGCGGGCGAGAAGTCGACGACCAGGGAGACCCGGCTGATCAACTACGCGCCGGCGGTCATCTCTTCGATCACGATGCGTGCTCTGAAGCACGGCAACACGCAGGCAAGCATGCTGACGATGCCGACCATCGTCAGGCTGTCGTTGGATTGGTTGGACAAACGGGAGGTGAAATGAAGAGCGTTTTCGAGCAGCAGCGGGAGTTCATGCAGGCGTGCGGCCAGACTACCTGGACGCCCAACGACAAGCAGATCCTGATGTACGAATCGTTGATCGAGGAAGAGCACGCCGAGTGGCTGGACGCGTATGGCGGCAAGGTCGATGACCTGGACGCAGTGATCGATCAGATCGTGGTGCTGATCGGCTACGGCCTGTCGCATGGGTGGGACATGGAAGGCGCGTGGGCCGAGGTGATGCGCTCCAACATGGCGAAGATCGATCCGGACACCGGGATGGTGCGGCGACGCGCAGACGGCAAGATTTTGAAACCAGGCAATTGGGTCGCGCCCGACCTGAAACCTTTCATGGAGCCTTCAAAGCGATGAGCGTGTTGCGCGATGCGGCTGAGAAAGCCGTTAACTTCCTGTCCAAAGAGGGGTTTCTGTTCAACGAAGAAACCCGCTACCTCCATGCCGCCCTCGAGTACGAACGAGTGCCTCTGAGTGTCGAAGCGATATGGCAACTGATCGAAGAGGATCCGCACTTCAACATGACGGCGGGCGCGCTCTCAATTTTGCTAAGTGAAATTCCTGACCGCGAGGTCGCGACCGAGATGTTTAAGCTGCACATCATCGGCATCATCCGTCTGATCGAGCGCGCCCACGGGATTGAATGATGAAACTGGTTCCTTCTGAAGTGACCCTGCTGCGCGTCGATGGATTCGATGTCGATGTCGCGAACGCAGCCCGTGTGAGCTTTGCCAAGGAGACGAAGGTCTTCACACCGGCCGAGGACAAGCTGCTCGGCTACCTGGCCCGCCACGACCACTGGACACCCTTCGCGCATGTCGGTGCGCAGTTGCGGATCAAGGCTCCGATCTTCGTGGCGCGCCAGTTGGATAAGCATCAGGTGGGGTTGGTAAAAAACGAGGTGAGCCGGCGGTACGTCGATTCGGAACCCGAGTTCTGGTTGCCCCCAGTGTGGCGCGGGCGGCCAGCCAACGCCAAGCAGGGATCGACCGGTGTCGTCGATCACCAGGCGGCGTGGAAGGGCCTGAGCGAGCAACTGGTTCGCCGCGCGCTCGATCTGTACCAGCACATGATCGATGAAGGCGTGGCGCCTGAGCAGGCCCGGATGGTGCTGCCGCAATGCGCGATGACGGAGTGGATCTGGACCGGGTCGCTGATGGCGTGGGCGCGGGTGTGCAAATTGCGGATTGATGCTCACGCCCAGGAAGAGACCGCAGAGGTCGCCCGGCGAATCAACGACCTGATGAAGCATGCGTTCCCGGCGTCGTGGGAAAAGTTGATGGCGCCGGCCGCCACGCCCAAAGCGTTGAGCGAAGAGCAGATCGCAGAACTGGCGAAGACTCACGGCCTGACCGGGGGCGCTGTTGCGGCCTTCGCAGCGGCCCTGCAAAAGAGCGTTCTGGGGGCTGCATGACGCGCGAGAACGTGAACATGGCGGCCACGTCGGGGCAAGTCTACTGGCGGGATCCGCAAGCGGAGCCGCCACCGCGCGGCACCAAGATCATGGCCCTCACCAGCGGCAACGTCGCCGTGTTCGGTGAGTGGCGAGATGACAGCAATTTAGTCGCCTGGACACCGCTTCCCAAGAAGCGGATCGGCACACCACAAGGAGAGATTCAGATGAGCGCACGGGATCGACAGGAAGGCGGCGACCACTACAAGACGATGGGCACGCAGCCGTGGGATGTCATCGACACCTGGCCGCTGGAGCAGCGCATCGGATTTTACCGCGGCAACGCCTTGAAGTACGTCATGCGCATGGGCACCAAGGACGAAGCGCCGACCGAGATCGCCAAGGCGATCCACTACCTTGAGAAGCTGATGGAGGCGCTCAAGGAAAGCGCCGCAGCAGCACCGCCTGCGCCCTCGACACAAGAGGACTGGAAGTGACGCGCGCCCGGTCGACGGTCGATGCCATCCGGGCCGACATCATCGATGCGATGCTGAAGTTCAGACCGCACTGCATCGACATCGATGAGCAAGCCTGGGCGCAGGTCGAAACCTATGTCGCGATCACGCTGCGCATCCTGGCGAAGACCAACCCGTCGAAGATTGTGGACGCCGCGCGCACTGAGGAGATCAGTGCGCGTCTGGCCGGGCGTCCTTGTCTTGACGCTTGATCCTGCGACGGCGAAATGACTGCTCCTGCACTTTGGCGAGGTCGATGGATCGCCGTCCTTTGTCTTCTTTCGGTTTCGGGATGTTGGTCGCGAACAGAAGCACCGCTTTCTGAGCGGACGACCGCCTCTCGACACCCGCAAGAGCGCGCTGCTCAAGCAGCCTCGACAGCATCAGCATCCTCCCGGCCATTTCGGCTGCGAGCGCAAGATCGCCGCCCGTGCAGGCCGCCAGGCATTCAGGTGCAACGGCCAGAATTCGGCGCGCGTAGTCCGACGCAGCGTATTGACTGCCGGCGTAATCCGCATCGATTGTTTCCGATGCGCGCACCGTAGTTCGTCGTTGGATGTCGGCGAACTCATTGATCGCGTCGATGACGCGGGGCAGGTTGCTGTTCACTGTCATGGCGTTCACATATCGTCAGGAAGAAGGGAGGTTCAACTGCGGATGATCTTGCGTGCGGCCTTCTGCGCCGCGGGCGCACCGGCCTTGGCTGCGCGCTTGCGGCGCGGAAAGAGCGCGTATGAAGGGGTCATCGGGAACACCTTGGGCGCCCCCGCCAGCGCGGCCAGGTTGGCTGGTGGGCAGGTGTTCTGCAAGAAGTAGAACCACTCCCCGTGCGCGGCCAAGGCCATGCACAACCCCGCAGCCAAGTGGGTCGAGGAGTTTCGATCCTGGCGATGAACGTAGCGCATGCATTCATTGCGCCGCGTGCATTGCGTTCTGTTGAATTCGCCCGTGCAGCGGGTGACCGTCGGTGCAACAGCATCTGTCATCGGTAGGACTCCATCCACGCGATCACCAGCATCATCCCGGTGATCAACCCCAGAAAGTACGCTTTGACCACGCTGCGCCGGCCGCGCATGTAGCCCATCTCTTCGTAGAACCGATGCGCTTCTTGCGGCGTCGGTTCACGCTTCATCGCGCAAGAACCTTGGGCTTGAGGGCATCGATCAGCACTCCGGTGGAGGTGCCCTGCTCGGTCACCTTCACCTCAGTCACGGCCTGCCCGGATTCCGCGTCAGTGACCGTCACCCGGACAAAGCAGATCGCCGCGCAATTGGGTTGCCAGAAACCTGACAGGAGCGCCTTGGGCGGCTCCGACGCCGGGAAGGTGGCGTGGGAGCAGCCTGCGGTCAGCATTGCACAGGCGATTATGATTTTCTTGATCACGGTCGGTCCCATTGGGCTCTCAGGTGGAGATGAAGACGATCGGCTGCGATGAGACTGCGACCGGGGCGGCGACGGCAACCTCAAGCGCGACTGCATCGACACGCGCGGGCGGCAGGTTGGCGGTGGCGACCTCGACAGCAGCCTGGTCGACGACTGCGCGAGGAGTCGTGACGGAGGCGACCTCAGCGGCAGCCTGGTCGACCACTGCCTTTGGCGTGGTGACGGAGGCGAACTCGATGGCAGCCTGGTCGACGATCGCCTTCGTCGGCGGGATGACCGGCAGGTACGCGAATTCGACCGCGACCTGGGACACGACCGCGGCCGGGTTGGAGATGACAGTCGAGATGACCTCGACTGCAATTTGGGATACGCGGATCGCCATGAGTCCCTCAGATCACAACCGGTGGCAGCACTTCGATGGCTGGCCCGGTGAGCTTGAACGTGCAGGTGGAACCGACGACCCCGTCGACGGCGGCATTCCAGGTGCGCTGAGAGACCATTGCCACGCACCGCCACTTTGACCCGTCGCGGAAGGTCACCAACAGCAGACGCCGCTTGCGGTCCTTGGCGGCCACTGCGACCGCGTCGTGCGCAGTGTTGCCGATCTTCCAGAACCCTTCGACGGTGAGCGTGCCGTGATCGGTCTTGCCGATCCTGTACTCGCTGGCGACGCTGCACATCGTCGAGGTGCGGATCTCTGCACTCATTCCGCCGGTCACCGTGATGGACTTGGTCGTGCAGTCCATCAGCACCATCGGGGGGAACGGGGCCATGACGTCGGTGCATTCGTCGATCGACATCTGGACGCTCGTGCCTTGAGCGAGCAGTGGATCAGGGCCGACAGGCGTGGGAGGCGGAGGGGGCTCCTGCCCCATGTTGAGAGCGATCTCCACCGCAGCCTGGTCGACGATCGCATACGTCGGCGCAGGACGCACGCTTGCGATCTCGGCTGCCACCTGCGAAACCGACGCGGCGGGGTTCGAGACGACAGTCGAGAGAACCTCGACAGCAAGCTGGGAGACGCGGATCGCCATTGCAGGTCAGACGTGCTCGACGCCGAACGCGGTGGCGTTGTACTCGGCTTTGGTCCACTTGAGGCCCGTCTCCGGGTTGGTCTCCATCATCAGCGTGCTGACCGGCGTCGAGTAGTTGGATGTCGTAGCAAGGGCCGGCCCCTTGTAGATCGTCGACACCGGCCGCACCAGCACCTTCATATCCCGTGCAGCGGCGTCATCTCGCATCGCGATTGCGGAGGTCTGGATCGTGTGGACGTTGATCGCGCGGGCCGTCGGATGGGCCTTCACAGTGAACAGTTCCTGCGCCGAACCGCCTGCTGAGATGTAGTCGGTGTTGGTGTTCACCTGCTGCTCATCCAACAGCGACCAGCGCACGGTGCCCGTCGAAGGCGTCCAGTTAGCCGTCAGGTCAGCGACCGGAAAGAGCGTATGCACCGAGCAGTCGCCCAAGCGCGCGTTGTTCACCGTGCCGGTCTTGTCCAGGCAGTACAGGTCATCGATCAGAACATCCAGCCCCGCGGGTGATGTAAGCCCGAGGTTCAACTTGTCGATGACGCCCGCGCCGCCATTTCGAGTATCAATGCCAGACAGGTTGACGCGCGGAGCCTCGTCGATCCAGACCTTCAGCACGCCAGCGGTGTCACTGACGGTGAGTTCGATCTCGACGTAGTGGTAGTCCACCGGGCTGCCGCCTACCTTGAACACATACTCGGTGTTCGCCAGCAGCGTCGTCATGTCGCCCTGCCAGATGCACAGGTTCTTGTGCATGTCCCAGCCGACAGAGACATGCGTTGTCGCCCCCTCCATGAATCGCACCACCGACCTGTTCGCATTGACAGTCGAGCCATAGACGGCGACAGCGAATCCAAGAACGATTGTGCTCGGCGAGCCCGGGACCACTTTGGAGGCGGCATGATTTTGCTGCCACGGGTTCAGCGCGCCGCCGGGCTTGGTGCGCCCAAGGGAAGTCGAAACCGATGGCGCGACCGTCCATGTCCAGCCCTTCGCCGGCAGATAGGACGGGCCGACATGGTCAAAGCCCTCGACGAAGAGCATCGCCATCAGACCATCTCCTGCCCGATCTGAAGACCGTCCAGGGCCGCCGGCAGCCATGACGCATCCGTCGCCGGGTCTTTCGTCAGCGTGTAGCAGTAGGACTTGTAGTCCGTGGTCAGTGCCTGATCGGTCGGCTCCACAAGCACAGTGCTCCCGGACTTCAGCACGCTGCGGATCAGCCGCGCTCCGACGTCGTCCTTCTTCGCCGTCACGACCGTCTGCACGCCCAGGACGTCATAAGTCCCGGCGGGCCTGGCCGCGAGGTTGTACAGGTCGCGCGCGCCACTGGTGAGCGTGGAGACAAAGTCCAGCGAATCAGGAGGCACCTCGTCCACGCACTGCCAGTTCGCCCCGGCAGAAGGCGTCCAGGCGGTACTGTCGCCCGCGCCATCGACCGTCAGCAGCCGCACGGCAAACCCCGAGCCGATGAAGTTGTTGCAGACGGTGCCGCTGGTATCGGCGACGTAGAAGTCATCGATCCGCAGGTCGCCTGCACCGGTACTGGCGAAGGCGGCGGTCGGCCCCAGCACGGCGCGGTTCACGATGCTCGACCCGCCCATCGTGGTCGTGCCGGTGAAGTTGATGACCTCGGTGTCGTCGATTCTCACCACGACGTTGCCAGTGGTCGCCGCCACCGTCGCCTTCATCTCGATGAACTGGTACGCGGCGTTCTCTGTGATAGGCGCGCTGGACGTCGCCAGCAGGGTGCCACCAAAGTCGCCCAGGTAGAGCTTCAGGTAGAGCGTCGGGTCGATCACCAGGGTCAGGTGGATCGTGGAGAACTCGCGCATCTGGAACAGCCGCGGAGAGTTCGACCATGCGCCGGTCGCCTTGAACACGCCCGCACCCATGATCGCCGCGCCGGAGACCGTCACCGTCTTGCTCAGGGCGCCGGCCTGCCCGTTGAAGTAGCGCAGGATGCCGGAGCCGGAGCGCGCCGGGTAGGAGTTGGACGCCAGGTTGGCCGCGCCACCCCAGCCGATCGTCGACTCGTATTTCGTCGAGGCGATTGAGAAGTTGGCGGCGCCCGCCTCGAAACCATCAAACCAGAGAAGAGCCATTATCGAGTCCCCGAAAAAGTGATGCCGATGTTCGCAAGGGTCACGTCTTGCGGAGTCGGTGCGATGACCGACAGGATGTCGCCGGCAGCGAACACCTCGCTTGCCGTGCCAGTGGTTGCGAACACCCCGACCGCAGACGCGGAGAAGGTGATCGTCCCGATCGTTGTGCCGTTGCGTTGCACGTTGAACACGGCAGTCACGCTGGATGCGGTCAGGCTCTTTGCCTGGCTCCCAGCGAAGTTGTCAGCGAAGGTCACTTCCCGCGCCAGAGGCACTCGGAACAGCAGCGCGCCGTCCGCAGGCTTGCCCGGGAAGAACATGCCGATGTCATAGGGCGCGGTCGTAACAGGAGGCGCTGCCGCGGCACCGACCATGTAGACGTTCGCGCCGTCGCAATAGAGCGTCTGCACGGCCCCGGCGGGCACGGTGATGCCAGTGCCGCTTGCGGTCTTCACCGTGAGCGCCTGCGCCCCGCTGGTGTCGTTCCTGACCGTGAAGATGTGGCTGCGGGCCGGCACGACCACGGTGGCGTCGCTGGTGAGCGCGCCTGTGACGTCCAGCACCGCGTTGGCGGCCTGCGCATCCGTCAGGGTCGTTGTGCCACCAGTCGAGGTCAGCGCGAGGCGCCCTGCGATCGCTTTGTCGATGACGATGAACGCCTCGTTCGCAGTCACCTCTTTCTGGGACTGCGACTGCTCGATCAGCGTGATCTGAAGATTGGTCGTTGTTGCCATGTTGTCCTCAGGACGGCGGTTGTGCCATTGATGAATTGTCCGGTTCTTCAGGAATCGTCATTCCGCCTGGCAGAACAGCCTTTCCGGGACAGCCCCGACCAACCTTGTCCGACATCTGGTAGACACGCACACCGAACTGCGCCGGCATTGAGCCGAAGTCAGTAGTGATATCCGCAGAAGTATAGGTGACCACAGTGGTACTGGACGTCAGAACGCGCTTGCGAGTCGTAAAACCCGCATCCCAGATGTCAATTTCATACGCTTCGCTTGTTTCCGACAGCGGCACATCGATGTAGTCGGCCCAGGAACCGCCCACGCGCGTGCGGCGCGTCCAGGTGATGCTCAGATCGCCACCAATGTCCTCGGACTCGATGAAGACCGGCGAGACGGGGCGCAGCGTCATCCCCTTGGTCGTGAACGTCTGTGCCTGCGCGTCGGCGATCGGCTGAGAGCTGGTCACCGGCTTGTAGAGCCTGGCGTTGTTGACGTCGGAAAGAGGCACGGTGAATTCACCGACGCCGACTCCTGTCAGCAGCAGGAACTTCTCAAGGATGCCGTGCGTGAAGATCGCGTACTCGGAGTTGCGCCGCCCGCGCAGCAGGCCAGACAGGCGCCAGGTCGTGCCCGACACCAGAGTGGCGTTCTTGAACTGGAAGACCTCCTTGCCGATCACCGCGAGGTTGGAGCCGTTGAGCACCGACAACTGGCTGGCCGGGGCGAGCGTCCCGTAGGACAGTTCGACATCGATCACCGTCTCCTCGTCGAAGATATCGCCACCGTAGAACGCAGCCATCACGCTCTTTGCGTATCCCCAGGTCGGCTTCGCAGTCGTGGTCGCGAGATTCGCGTAGTTGATGCCGCCGTCGGCCGACTTGAATAGCACCGACCCCGACCATCGCTCTGTGGGCGCTATCGGGTAAGAGGCCCAGTACTGGACCGGGGTCGCCACGTCGTCGGAGTCTTGCAGCAGTGGCACGTCGAGCAGGATCAGCCCGGACGGAGAGACAGAAGCAATCGGGTCAGGAGGCGGCAACGTCTCGCGGTCTGCGCCTTCAGCGTCGTCCTGGTAGTAGTTCGCGACGTCATCGAAGAGCGCATCGATCTCGATGGTCTGTTTGCCCGCGGTCATCGACTTGATGACGATGCGGCGATCAGATCCGTCCTGCATTTCAACCGTGATCGGGCTGGCTGGGTTCAGGCGCAGGTACTTGGTGGAAACAGACAGCTTGACCTGGTCTCGCGCCATCCAGATCATCGACAGGGTCGCCAGCGCGCGCTGCTTCGCCTCCGAGGCGTTGAACACGATCGGCAACTCGATGCTCGCCTTGCCGGTCGCGGAGGTCGCCTCGCGCCTTGCGTCTTGCGTGCCCGCCTCGTAGTTCGCGGCGATGTCTTTGAACGACACGGTGATCTGCTTGGGCAGATCGAGATCCTGTTGCCGGGTCAGGTCGATGGTCGGCCCGTAGGAGCCATCGGTCACCAGGAGATCATCCTGGGGAATGCTGATCTCGGACGCCCCGCCTCGCACGACCGCCTTGAGCTGCCAGTCGATCTCCGGCATGTCGAAGTACCAGGCGGCCTGCAGCGGCTCGAGCGCAGCGCGTGCAGACATCGTGCGCCCGCGCATGTAGCCGCGCACCACGTTGCCAGCCAACGCCGACACATCGAAATCGACGCTGCCGTTCAGGCCGGAGCGGGTCATAATTTCCGACACGATGTCGCTCAGGTCGGCAGGCGCGCCAATTACGCCGCTGCCCGGCGTCCAGAAGTTCAGCGACATCTTCCCGCTGATGTATCCATCCGTGCCCAGCACGCCGCTGGGATCGGACAACGTCGAGGTCATGTACAGACCGTTGGTGCGCGGCTCAAGGCACTGCGGCGAGAAACCCCAGGTGGCCGGCGGATCTGAGGTGTCGAAGTTATAGGTCCGAACGACCTCCATGCGGCTCGCGTTGAACTGCACCACGATCGGTCGAGATGTGTTCCCGATCTCGGTGCAGGCGACGTACCAGTCCACACCGTCGGTGAACAGTCGCAGGCCCTTGTTGATGACGGGATCCATGCGGATGAACCCCGTGCGCACGATGTTGAAATCGAATAAGTAGACGCCGCTGTTCTCAGCTTGGCTTGCGTTGAACACCGGAAGAATGATGTAGTTGGTCGCCGGGTCGACGGCTACATCGAGAATTCCACCAGCATTGACATCGGCCGAACTGATGATGGTGCGGTCAAAGATGCTCGGGCCGCTGGAGCGCCAGAAGAAGGACGCTCCCGTGCCGTTATCCTTTGTTCCATACGCCATCCCAAGGTGATCGATGAACACCTTGTTGACGTTGCCCATGTTGTAGACTTTTGGGCCGAGCGTTGGGTACTGGTTGTTGATGTCGACATACGCGGTGTAGACGCAGTAGTCGGTTCCATTCAGGAACCGACAGAAAGCGCCTTGCGCGTTCGACATGATCAGATCGGTGACATTGCCGAACTCTGGCCGCGAGATGGACTTGACGTTGTCGTTGAAGAGATCGATCCACGTCAGATACCCGCCATCGCCATACGTCCAAGCGTAGGAGATGCTCCCTCCTTCCAGGGCGACGGCGTCGGTGATGATCTTCTTGTTCGCAGCGTGCGGCAGCGTGTAGGTGTTCACCAGTACGCCGTCGAAGTCATACCGATACAGATTGTTCGTGGTGCTGCCGATCAACCATCCGTCGTGAATGCGGCAGAAGTATCCCGACCCGTCGTTGACGTTCTTGGCTCGCAGTGAGCGGGCCGTGATGCTGCTGGTCGTCAGTGCTCCGTTGGCGACTTCAAATTCGAAGCTGGGCACGCGGTTGCCGAACTTCTCCAGCAGCAGACCCTCAAACGTGACGTAGGCAGTCCCGCGGTACGCAGGCACCACTCCAGCTCCGAGATATCCCTCGATCATCGCCGACGGCGGCTGATCCTCTGTGCCCTTGTAGACCGTCAGACCGGTGCCAGAGATCACCTCTGTGTCGAAGGTCGTCGTTCCGTTGGCGTCGTAGATCAGGATGCCGTTCGCCCAGATCCGCAGCACATCATTGATCTCGCCCTCGCAGATCGCGACTGCGCAATCGACCGAGTAGCTGTAGGTGTTCCCGCCGCGCTTGCCCTTGCCGTGATGGTTCTCGTGCTCGATCAGATCGCCCGACCAGATCAGCTGGCCCGCCCCGCGGATCGTGCCCCAGCCTTCCCAGATCGGCGCGCCGTACCCCTGTCCTTGAACCTTCTTGTCCTCGATGCGAGGGCCGTTCGGGTTGTCGGTGAACAGCATATTGCCGACCATGCTGCCGGCCATGAAGCCCCACTGGACAGCCGTCATGCCCGCGAAGGTGGCGGTCGCAGCAATTCCTGCAACCGACGCCGCCCCGCTGGCGAGCATCGCTCCACCGACTGCTACCGCAAGAACCGCCATCAGTGCGCCTCTGAGAATCTGTACGCCGCGACCAGACGCTTTCGCCAGGACGGATCGAACGTGGTTTCAACGACCCGGTTCACACGGGCATAGCAATGGACGATGCCGTACTCGGTGCGGATCGCAACGTGCTGGGGCTCCTTCACAAAACGAAAGAGCAGCACTGCGCCAGGCTCATCGGGATCACCCGGCTCGAGGTAGGTCAGCAGCGTCTTGCGAAGCATGTCCGCATCGGGCGGGCAGCCATAGTCAGGCTCTTCATCGACTCGCAGCAGACCGAGATCACGCAGAACGACGATCACCAACCCGATGCAGTCGAGTCCGCCCATAGAGCGGCCCTTGTGCATGTAGGGCACGCCCTTGTAGCGCAGCGCCCTGCGCGCGATCTCAAGGCCCTGGATTGGGGTCGACATAGGGCGGCGGCTCAGGAGGCACATACGGGGGAATGGTGCCGTCTTCGTTGACGGTGCCCGCGCTGACGACCAGGCCGTTCTCAGGCCCTGCGATCTGCGAATCGACCGTCGGAATGTGCGGGAACCCCCGGAAATTCACGACGTTGTTGAACTTCTCCTTGCAGGTCGAGAACGCCTTGTTGCAGCCGACCATCATGCGAACCTGATCGCCGACCTCGATGTTGAAAGGCATCGGCAAGAACAGCTCGACATGGGTTGCGTCGGCGTTGGACTTGATCTCCATCGACAGGCCGGCGTTCGCTCCGTTCAAGAAGTAGACGTTGCCGTTCTGGTATCGCTGCGCAGTGCCGTCGGGCAACGGGGTGATCTCCATCTGCGCGCGATTGGCAGATGCCGTGACGTTGTGCAGGGACAGAAAGTTGTTGCTGTCCAGCCCGCAGCGCGCATCGCAAAACGTCGCATCGCACCAGGCGCCATACTCGCGGCCCAACGACTGCGAGAGTTTCCCGGCCAGGCCGTTCAACTCGGCGACGAATCGACCCTTGCTGACAGACACCTGGCCCAGCCAACCCCGTCGCATTCTGATCTTGCCGGTAGCAGGATTGGCCCAGTCGACGTAGAAGATCTTGACCTCGGAATAGTCCCACTTGCCGGCCAGCAGATCAGCTTCAGTGATCGCCTGCGAATCAAGGACGCCTTCCAACTCCAGTTCATCGACCGAGAGGTCTGCTTTGCCAGACACCGACGAGGGAGTGAAGCCGCTGGTCGCGACGTACAGGTAGGCGTCGACCTCCAGATCTTGATCGTGGTCGGTGAATCCGTAGATCAGCCCGTCATGGCGTATCACCTGCCAGCAGGTTGCCAAGCGCGTGACTTCAGACTCAATGTGCGGTCCGAGACCATCGATGTTTTTCAGCATCTCAAGTCTCCGGGGGCGGGCTAGGCAGGACTGGCGCAGTCACCATCAGCTCGACGACCGGCAGGTTGTCGGGTTTGTACAAATACTCGCCCCCGGACTTATCGACCACGTCCCAGCGCAAGGTGTCTGTGTCAAAGCGAACCGGCACGTCGAATTCGAACGTGGCCCGCAGAATGGTTCCCAGGGCGATTGCGCCGACGATATCGACCCGACCAGTGGTCAGATCGACTGCATATGCCGTTGGGGCCATTGGCGCGCCGTTCGCCGTAAGAACCACGCCCGCGCGCGGCTTTGAGATCCATCGGAACTCTGTCTCCGCGCCGACTGTGTACGCCTTGCGCAGGTAGTAGAACCCAGGATCTCCGGCCGTCACCGTCGCGATGTACTCGCCCGTCCCGGAGTGGTCAGCCCAGTCCTTGATCCGCCAGCCGTAGGTGCGGCCCTTCATGCGCCGAAAGAACGCGGTGATCTCGTCGCGCTCTTGCTGGTTGCGAACCGTCATTGACAGGTCGTAGCGGTGCCGCTCGCGCGACCATCGCTGGTTGCGCTGCTCGTGCCCGCTGGACAATTCGACGATGTCTGTCGCGTACCCTGGGCCGCCGACCGAGCCGAAGGAAAGGCAGTCTGGGAACAGCGCCTCAACGAAGCTCACATCACTCTCCTAGCACGCCCAAGCTCGCTGGTTACACGCGATGCGATCTGGGCGCCACTGAGCCGCAGTTCGTTGCTGTCGCCGCGGAAACCATTCAGATTGATCACAACCGTGTCACCGCCGCGAGTGTTTGATCCACCCGCCATTTTGACACCAAGTTCGCCCGATGCGGTGCGCGCGACGGGCATGATTGCCTCGTAACCCGCCTCGCCCATCAGGCCCATCCCACCGCCGTGACCGAAGAAGGTCGGGTCGGTGACCAGACCGCCGTTGGCGAAGGTGTCGACCGCTCCGGATGCACCGACGACCGCACCGTTGGCCGCGACGATGTTGGGGGCCATCGGAAAACTACCGGTCATCGGAGTGCCAGAGGGTGTAGCCCCGATACCAGGAGCCCCTCTCACGGCGCCGCCGATCAGCGAATTCAGGAAGGTTCCGAACCATCCGGAGCCGTTTGCTTGACCCTGAATGATCGGGGTGATCTGCGACATGATCCGCGTGCGCACGATGATGCGGACGATCTCCGCGACGATGGCATTGCCAAACGATTTCCAGTCGGCCTTGCCTTTCGAGAAGAAGTCGGTCAGCACATTTTCCAGCCCACCCAAGGTGCTGGTGAAGAGGCGTTGCGTCTGCTCGGCGACGTTGCGCGTGCTGTCCATGTAGTTGGCGAACGCCTGGTTCGCGCCGTTCAACCAATTGCCCTGAAGTTCAGCCAGCCGGGTGTAGTAGGCGTTGTGCGCGTTCAGCGCGTTGTTCAACTCGGTCTGGATGCCGCGCACCCGGTCCTTGTACTGGTCCGACCCAAGCATGTCTTTCGGGGTGGACTTGCGCAGTTCGTTCTCGTAGCGCGCGTACTCTTTGTAGATGGTCTCTTGCGCCTGCTGTATCTCGCGAGCGCGATCACCCTTACCGAACGTGTCCAGTGTCCGGTCGTAGCCCTCGTTGCGGCCTTGCTGGGCGGAGGCCATCTGATCTTGAATCTGCGCCCAGCGCTGATCCCACTTGTTCAGATCTTCTAGGCGCTTGTCGCGGGCCTTCTGGCGCTCCTTCTCGGCCTTCTCTTCTGCTTTCGCCTCTTCCTTGATCAGGGCGATGCTTTCTTCCTTGGCGACAAGGATGTTGTGCTCCAGGCGCAGCTTCGCTTCCACTGCCAGGATCGCTTTTTGGTCGGCCGTGAGCTGCTTCTTCTCCTTCAGGTCGGCGATCATCTGCTCGAACGACGCGCGAGCACGGGCAGCAGGACCGAGTTTTTCCTCAGTTCGGAGTTGCGCGTCAAGGACCGCCTGCTGGCGCTGCAGATCGTCCAGCATCTTCGTGCCAGCATCTTCCCGGTAGGCGGCGGGCTGGCGGGCTCTCGGCCCCGCTTGATCCTTGTACCTTTCCTCGATCTGCCGGCGGTCGCGCGCTTCCTCTTCGCCTATCTTTTTCAGCTCTGCTTGACGGCGACGCTCATCGTTGATGTAGACCGCGTTGGCGTTGGCACGAATAGCCGCGAAATCACGCTCAGATTTCTCAAGTTCCTGTGCCCTTTTTGCGCTGCGCGGCGCGCCAGAATCAAGACTGGTTCTGCGCCGCTGCTCGGCCGTAAGAGCCAACTGCGCCCGCTCATTTTCAGCCGCCTTGGTAGCCGCCGCGTCTATCTGCCCGATGGCTGCCAAACGCGCCGCCGCGACGTCGGATTCTGCCTTTTGCAGCGCCGCAGCCGACGGCGTGGCGAACCATCTCGCGAGAGGGCCGAGGTCACTGGTGGCCGTGCCTCGCCGAGGGCCACTTTCCGCAGCAGCCAGATCCGCCTTGACCTTTGCCAGTCTGTCTTCAGCAGCCTTCAGCGTATCAGTCGCCGTGACAGGGCGGCCGATGTTTCGCATTTCAGACCACGCGCCGGCGGCGGCGTTCTTGATAGAAATCCAGGCGCGCTCGATAGTGCCCAGATCGTTGTAGAGGTTCAGGTTGCGCTGCTTCTGGGCGTCTGCGTAGGCTTTTTGCGCTACCTCGGCTGCCTCGGCCGTGCGGCCTTGTTCTTCCAGTGCCGTGATCTGGTTGTAGATCTCGACCGTCAGGTACTTGTACTGCTCGTTGAGCTTCAACGACGCTTCGACGGGCTTCTTGCCGAGTTCTTCGTACTCTCGAACAAGTTCTTGAACCGCCCGCCCGCCGATGGTGGACGACAGCACAATCGCCTCGCCCACCGCCTTCATGCTGCCGGCTGCGATGTTCCCGCTTTGCGCAAGCGCCGCGATGGCTTCCGCAGCTTTGCCTTGGCCGGTGCCAGTGGTCTCGCCGATGGCGCGAGCCATGTCGTGTAGCTGACCGGTCGTGACACCGATGTAGTTGCCCGTCTGGGCCAGGGAGCGGACGTAGGCGTCGTTCTCAGCCGCGCCTTGATACCACGCCGCACCGACCAGGCCGATGGCGGCTGCCAAGCCCGTGAAGGCCACTGCGGCCGGTGTGATCGCTCCGATCATGGCTCGCGCGGCCGGGCCGATGCCGCCGAACATGTCCTTGATCTGACCGCCCTGTTGAAGCGCGACCAGATAGGCCGGCTGCCCGGACACCAAACTCACGACCACGTCGGTGATCTGCGCTGGCAGCATCCGCATTGCCATCGCGTGCTGCCGCGCTGACATGCCTGCCTTCCCATGTGCGCGGTCCAGCTCCTCGAGGCGTTGGATCATGGGCGCCGCGCTATCAGCGACCCCGAGGCGTGCAGCATCGAGCTTCAAGATCTCGACGCGGGTCATGGTGGCCTGCTGCTCCTCACGCCGCAGCCGCTCAATGAAGGCCGTGCCCTCGGCCTGCACGCGGGCTTCTTCTCGCTTCGCTTCGTTCAGGGCGCGCTGGGCAGCGGCAGCCTGCTCGGCGGCTTGCACCTGGGCGGCGTAGCGAGCGATGTCTGGGGCGGCTTCCTTGGACAGGCCGCGTTGCGCGGCTTCCAACTGGAGAAGTTCGACCTTGGTCTTGCCGGCCTGGTCGGCCATCGACCGCAAGTTCGCGAGGAAGGCGGTGCCTTGCGACTTCTCTGTCTCGCTGCGGCGCGTAGCCTCATCGAGCTGACGCTGCGCGATGGCAGCCTCTTTCGCGGCCTGCTCTTGGGCGCGCAGTTTGGCGATGTAAGGCGCGACCTCCTCGCTGCGGCCCGCGTAGGCGGCCTGCAGTTCCTTGATCGCGATAGCGTCGAGCCCTGCCTGCTCCGCCTCGCGGCGCAGGGCGTTCACCAGGGCGTCGCCCGCCCGGCGGCTGCGTTCGGCTTCCTTGAGCGACTCAGCGTATTCGCGCTCGGCCACGGCGGCCATCTGCGCGCCGCGTTCTTCCTCGCGCATGCGCTCGATGTACGGGGCGAGGGTCTCAGTCACGCCCAGTCTGGCGGCTTTCAGCTCGGCGTAGTCCGCCTTGGACCTTGTGAGCTGTTCGGCCTGCCGCTGCACAGTGCGTGCGTAGCGTTGGGCCTCGGCAGTCAGGCCCTTGAGAGATTCTTCTAGCCCTTTCGCGGGCTGCTGCGCGCCGGTCATCGCGCCGCCGGCTTGCGCAGCGCCAGAGGCTATTGCATCAAGCGCCTGGCCGGTCGAACTGGCGGCTTTCGTAGCTGCGTCGTCGATGCCTTTCAGTGCGCGCTCTACTTCAGCAGCACCGGCTTTCGCCCCTTCCGCATCTACGGCGACGCTTAGTGTCGCCCGTGCCTGCTCATCAGCCATTTACCCGCCCTATCTGTTGCCGCGCATGCCCTTGGCATTCTTCACAACCGAGTTGCGCGAATCGTTCAACCGACTCAGCAGGTACGCCTCATCGACCAAGCGAAGCGCCCGCACCTCCCACCGTTCCGGAGCCAGACGATGCAGGGAGAAGTACCCTTGCATGTCTGCCCAGGAAATCGGATTGATCGCCATGCCGCTGGTCCTGGCCCCGCTAAGGTCACAGAACCAGTCCCAGATGTGCGCCGTCTCACCTGGGACTTTCGGCATGTTGATCAGCTCTTTCGACAGCACGCCCGTCTGGGCGTAGATCTCATACAGCACCTGAAGTCGGGTCTTCCCCGATTCGTCGGGGCGTGACATCGCAAAATGCGCCCGGGCGTACTTCAGCAGGGCATCCGTCAGCCCTTTTCGAAATTTGCATCGTCCTCGATTGCCATCGCCAGACGAACGACCCAAGCAGGTCGTGCGGCCAGCACCCGATCAAGGTTGTCCTGAGTGAAAGGTGCAGGGCCTTCGCCGAAAGCGAACCCGAACCAGTCAACGACGCATGCTTTGACGACCGCTTCACGACGGGATTTCGCCCCGTCGATCACGACCTGTGCGCCTTCATCAGTGGTCATGTCCAGCACGCCCTTGCGGGCGGCGGATTCCTTGATCCCTTGCAGTTCCAGTGCGCGCGTGGCCTTCTGGTATTGCGAAGAGTTCGGGCCGACGATTCGGAAACCGACAGGCGCGCCATCGGCGCGCTTGCCAATCTCGACATCGAAGGTAATGGAGGGCGATGCCTCGATGCTGCTGATGTCGAAGTTCATTGCTTACGGCGCCGGCGGAACGACAGGGGCGGGGGCCTCAACCGGCTCACCGGTCAGGCGGAAGGAGTACGTCGCGGTGACGATGCCATCGACCGCAGCCGCCCAGGAACGCTGCGACACGAAGGCCAGGCACTTCCAGGTGCTCAGATCTTCGAAGGTCACGATGATCAGGCGGCGCAGCTTGTCTTCAGCGGCCTCTCGGATCGCTTCGTGGGCGGCGTTGCCGATCTTCCAGTGGCCCGTGACAGACATCGTGCCGGCATCGCTCAGTCCCATGCGGAACTCTTTGGCGGTGCTGCACAACGTGGTCACGTCATTCTCAGTGGCGGTGCCGCCGGTGACGGTGATCTCGCGAGCGATGCAATCAAGCGTCGCCATCACGGGCAACGGATCGACGTTGACATCGGTGCATTCGGACGTCGAAATCTGGATCGACGTTCCCTGAACGAGGAGAACTTCTGAACTCATGGTTTTGTCTTCCTTTCGGACAAAGATCCGTCGCGCGACGGGAAAAAAGTGCCCGAACCGGGCGGCCTATAAATTAGAACAGATTGCCTGTCAATTGGCATCAGGATAGCGTCAAAGTAGCACTCCGTACAACGCCGTCCGAGCCCTTCACCTTGACCGTCAAGACGGTGTCCGACGTCAATTCAAAGGCCATCGACCCGATCGCTGTCGGCTCCGCTGAAGCGCGCAACGCGACCGTGTCAGACGGGCGGCTCTCCCAGACCTGGGTGGCGGCGTTGAAGTAGATCGAATCGTTGTCCTGCGCGCTGCCGGAAGCGACGTCGTACAGGTCGTTGAGATGCAACCCCGTGTCGACAGTGACGTAGACGCTGCCGGTGGCGGACTTTTTGACGACCCATCCAACCCGAACGCCGCTGGCCGGAGCCGAAGGGCGGGCGTTGGTCAGGACGCCCGGAGTAGTCGAAACGAACAGTTCGTCCCCAGCAGTCCACCCAGAGGTGTCGATGTCTCTCACCAGGCCGCGGGTAGTCACAAACCCTTCAGACCCATGAGGAATCGCCTGAGTGGCAATGCCGATCACT